GATGCGTTCACGCATTTTGGGGTAACCTTAACCACACCGCAGGCACTGCTGACTCAGTGCAATTGGAGGTAGCATCCCTTCATCATGTTTGACTTCAGTGGACTTGAGAAAATCTTGCCCTTTGTGAAAAAGAAGCCTTCAAAGGTTAAACAGATTTTGGATACCACGGTTTCGATTGTAAAGCTTACAGGCGGTGTTGGCGTGTTCGCTCTCGGAGCATATGGCGCGTATAGCATCGCTAAATTGCTGGCAAGAGACCGAAGAAGAAAGAATCTTGACGACGTTCTCGCTCCACTCGACAACCGTGTCGCAAGTGGAAACGATTACGAACCATCTAGCAGAGATTGTGTGGATGGAGAGGCGCATGATTACATTGAGACGGAAGTTGTTTGTGAGGATGATGGTATTGCGGGAGATAATGATGATGCGCCACCGGGACTTGCTAGGAGAGGACCAGCGGCTCGTCGCATTGCTCGTCGCAAGAAGGTGGTACACACGCCGTACAACGGAGGTACTGTCAATGGGGCGTTCCTGGGTCACGTCGTGGCACAGGCGCGTAACATATACAATGGCGGACCTACGGATTACTACCATCGCTGCTTGGCAAGATCCTATATGGTACGTTTATTAACGGAACAGAGGGTCAGGCCTGCGCATATAAATGCTCACATCGACATGATGGTGTGTGCTGTGTTCCATAACACATCCCTGCAGTACCAAGCATTGGCTATGTGGAAAGCGCTAGATGAGCGGCAGAGGATGGGTGGCGCTTCGAGCGCAGCGCCTGCGGACATGAAGAACTAGGGCTGCCGCGTGGTCGTACCCCAACGCTTGTACATATCCAACGCACCCGATGCAGCTGGGTTGCGCGTCAAGCGGTGGGTGTCCCGCCGGTATAGAGAGCCGAGTTATTATAGATTGCTGCATCCATTTAGCACGACGGATGTTGCAGCGTTTAGTAAGGGCATAGATAATGTGGTCAGTGGCATGAAGGAAAGGGTCTATTTCGTAGACGACAAGGGTACCACTGTGCCACCCTGCGTGAGGCACGAGAGTGACTGCAATCACATCATTGAGCGGCTTGTTGGGCTTGTGGGAACTTGCAACCGAGTGACCGGAGATGCATTCATTGCATCCCGGACCGGCTCCAAGCGTGCCATGTACCAGAAAGCCCGCAAGGATTTGTTGTTGAAACCAGTCTCTCTCAGTGAACTTGCCAAATTGGCATTTTTCACAAAAACGGAGTCCACGGTTTGGACGAAAGCGCAGGTTCCAAGGATCGTATCGCCGCGGTCTTTTGGATTTAACTATCTCCTCGGGAAATACATGCGTGCTGTGGAGCACCCCATATTTGATGCTATGAGTCACCTCTTTAAGGGCTGTCCTGTTATTGCGAAAGGCATGACGCAGCTTGAGAAAGGTGAGCTTATTGCAAAGAAATTGCGCCCTGGTTGGGTGGCAGTTGGTCTTGATGCGTCGCGATTTGACCAAACCATCAAAGAAACCTTGCTGAAGTTGGAGCATGCGGTATATAATGGGGTGTTCCAGGATCGGTTCCTGGCACAGCTCTTAAAGTGTCAGCTGCACAACAAAGGCAGGGCTATGTGCGTTGATGGGATGGCGTACGCAAACATCGGTCCTATGAGGTGTTCAGGAGATCAGAACACGTCGCTGGGTAACTGCATCATATCGTGCGTGCTTGCCAAGTTGTATTACGAGGAGCACGGCATTGATGGTGATGTATTGAACGATGGCGATGACCTGATCATGTTCATCCCGAAAACAAGTCTCCCCCTCTTGGACAACCTCACAGCGTGGTATGCACGGTGGGGTCTCAGGATGAAAGTCGAGGAACCTGCTTCTGTGCCGGAAGAGGTTGAGTTTTGCCAGTCTAAACCAGTTTGGACCCCAGGTGGTTACCTTTTGGTTAGGAATCCTGCTAAGGCTTTGAACACGGATTATGCCGGGGGTCCAAAGCTTGACAGGATGGGGGATTATGAGGTACACTTAAGATCGGTTGGACTATGTGGCTTGGCTATGGCGGCCGGCATACCATTATTCCAATCTTTTTATGAGTGGGGTGTCAGAAACGGCAAAACCGGGAAAATGACTGATGAGGTTCGCGGCCTCGGCTATCAAGCCAGAATTGAATGGGGAGCTGGGAGATTGTCAAGATCCCAGGCCATACATTGGCGAACGCGTGACAGCTTTTGGGTAGCTTTCGGCGTTTCTCCTCCCGCGCAGATGGCAATTGAAAATTGGTTTAGCACTGCATCGTTTGGCCGCCTAATCGTGTCTCAGGACATAAAACAATATAAAATACAAAAATACTAACCTGACACGTTAGCATGGCCAAGTCAAAGAAACAACAAAATAAACAACCTAAGCCTAATGGCAAGAAAGGACGCAGACGGAATAGGTCCAGGGGGACAGTACGGCCTGGCGCTTCCCTGAAAGTCGATTCCATGCTTGCTTACGATAGGCTCATTCGTGATCCTTGTGCTGGCAATTTCGCTTATCCACCTTACGCAGGTGTTGACAGCGGATATTTGATACGCATTACGGCCACGTTTGTGCCTGCCGCATTTAGCGCAGGAGTGTTGACTGTCGGGAACGCCTATCCGATCACGTTTGCCCACCAAATTCAACCTTCTACATTCCCTGCCTACACCACCGGGGCTATTACCACCTTGAGTGGCGCTAACCAGTGGACCACTCTCAATTTCGGCGGGTCATTTCTGTCCAATAGTGCCGTTAAGGCATTTAGGCCAGTTGCAGCCTGCATGAAATGGGTGCCCACTGGCGCGATCAACATCCGGGCGGGCGTTATTGCATGTGGTTATTCCACTGCACCTTTTGCCAACGCTGCGACTGGGTTTGATGGCACCGGTGTCGTTGCCGGCATGTTGGAGCGTGTCCCCAATGGTTCTGGGGAACATGAAATCAGGTGGTTGCCGAATCCATCAGACGAGACTTTTACTCCCAATAATGTGAATGCGCAGTCAGCTTCTGGCGGTACCATCTGCATTGCTGGACAGGGTGTTGACGGGGTTGCCACGGCTTCTAATGTGGTCACGGCAAATGGTGTTATTGAGTACACTGCTGTGTATGAGTGGATTCCATATTCCACCAATTACACGTCTGTTGCACCCAAGATGCCTCCCCCTTTCACATCCCAAGAGTACCAGTCCACCATCGGAAACGTTGGTGAGTTTCTGCTGCGCGGTGTGCGCACTGCTGGTGATGCCATGCGCGGTGTGTCCTCTGTGGTTCAGCAGATATCGTCTCTCACTTCCCGTCGTGCTTATCTGCCGACATTTCCACTAATCGATTAGGGGTTTATGGTTGCCACGCACACCGAGTGCGTGGGGTCGGAGCCCAGACCTTAAACCGGCCATCTGTTGAGAAGGGACAGGGTTAACCGTGCCGGCCAGCGTACATTGCCTCCTCGCAGGAGCGAGGGTAAAGCATGTGTGTCAGCGCTGAACGCCGTGACATGGGATGTGCCAGCCCGTAAACAGAGTTTTGAATGACTTTCTTTAGCAATACTGCAGTTTGCCATCAATAAAGTCCTTGGCGAGGGACAGCCGAAGCGGTGGGATAGGCGACAACGGGGTCCCACCATTTGTTCACAAATAGAATAGCTGCTTGTCACGGCTTGCCGTGGCAAATCCATGCA